GATCGCTCAACTACAAACAAAGTTGACTGAGGTTGAGGAAGCGAATGCTTGGAAGATTAGCCCAGCGATGGCGCAAGCGCAGCTAGATCAGCAGCAGCAGCGCATCACGCAGTTGGAAGGGGCGCTGGTTGAGATACGTGCAGGTCAGTGGACCAGTAGCGGAGATAGGCTTGGCGCAACATTCAATGAGTTGAGAGCATGTGATATAGCCCAGCACGCCCTGACGCCTAACCCTGTCAAGTCCTAACTACGTAATATCTGTCCCCTAAGCATTATATTTCTCTAATCTTCATAATTAACACTTGACAATTTCCTCAGAAACCTGTTTGCAAGCACTTGAGCATCATTCTGTTCTGAGCAACTAGCGAAGAACAGCCTAGCTGAAAGCGTTATCCCTGATGGGTTGTGTAGTCTGTAACAAGAAGCTGCATGAAGATAACAGCAGTGGCTACTGCAAGACGCATTGGTATAAGAGCTTCATTCACTCCAAATACAACAACGGAGCTAAGGGACAGGTGAATACCAAAGCCGCTCTACGAGGACTACAACGGCTGAAGGAGCTGGGATTGTGAGTGCTGCTTTATTCATCGTCCTTCTCTTCATCATCGGTGCTATTGTCCTCGATTACTACTTCAATGCCAACTGAGCTAATGCCAAGAGAAGAGAAGCGCATTAGTCGGAAGATTGATGTTGCTAAGGCTCTGAAGTTACGAGTTAGAGGCAATACGTTTGAAGAGATAGCGTCAGTGCTCGGATGTAGTAAGCAGGGAGTAGAACAAGCTCTTGACAAGTTTAAGAGCTATTTCAGTGATGTGGTTCAGGAAGGACAACTGCAAGCCTACAACGAAGAACGTAGAGCTATTCTGAGCGCAGCAGAGGCTAAGTTGTTGCGGTCTGTCGTTGACGAAGAAGCCATCCAAAAAGCCCCTCTTGCCTCCAGAGTGATGGCTTTCGGTGTGCTGTACGACAAGCGCAGGCTCGAAGAGGGCAAATCTACAGAGAATGTCAGCGTGTTAGGCAAGCTCATCCTGTCGGCAGAGGATAACCTAGGGAATACTAAGGGCAAAGCCTCTGCATCTGATCCTGAGACCAAGTAGCCCGAAGCTAGGGTTATTTGCGTCACGCATTGCATCTCATTGATAAGACAGCAAAGCCAGTGGATAGTATGCGCTACACTGTGCAAATTGGGTTGAGCGGCCTGGTGATCGGACTAGGGCCAGCGGGTCCCCTTTCCCACTCAGGATTTGGCCGGCTACGGGGGGAAATCCGAACGCTGGAGCTAGAGCAGGTCATGCGGAGAAGTTTTGCTACCCAAAATTCTGTTGTCTCATAAAAGTGTCCACCTAAAATTTCTTCCTCACTAAAAGGCCCTAATGAAACGCTTACTCGTCATTGGTCTCTTCTCTCCAGCGGTATTAGCAGGGTTGATGTTTGGGTTCTGCGTCTACGGCTTTCAGTTAGGGCTCGAAATGGTCCATTCAATGATGAGTCGCGTGGCGGATTGGGTTGACCGATGAGCCTCTGGGACCGTCATTCCACGAAGCAATGTGACCCGTTGTCGTGCTGGTACTGCTTACATGACTCAGAAAGCCTCGCTAAGGCCACTAATAGCCCCGTAGAGCCTTTATCTGAAGGAGAATGACCTAATGCTTAGGCCTGCCTGTTTAAGCGATGTGAAGTGGGAGCGGTGGTCGCTTGATGCTACGGACGGCAATTTTCCGCATACAGTCTGGTTAGTGGAGAATCCAAGAGCTATTCGTGACCTCTACGATGCTGAATGGCGTAAACGCGGCTTTGAAAGGAGCCCCTAGATGCAAGACTTCATCGTTATAGCCGGTAATGCGCTGTATATGGCGCTGATACTGCTTTTCTGTGCCTCCTGTGCTGCCGGCCCCCAAATGCCTGTAGAGCCCTTCCGCTGCTTTGATGCCTTTGGCAAGGAAGTTCCCTGTATCGAGGAGATGGACTGCCATGAGGAGCCGAAGGGGAAGGAACTGTGAGCACCTACGTCATAGCCGAAATCGGGATTAACCATAACGGGTCGTTAGACTTAGCCAAGAGGTTAATAGATGCCGCGAAAGAAGCGGGGTGTGATGCCGTCAAGTTCCAGAAAAGGACGATTGAAGCGGTCTACACGGCCGAAGAACTCGCCAAGCCGAGGGAAAACCCTTTCGGACCGACTAACGGCCATCTCAAGCGCGGTTTGGAGTTCGGTAAGGAGCAATATGACGAAATCGCTAAACATTGCCAATCCGTTGCTCTGGACTGGTCGGCGTCATGCTGGGACAGTGATTCCGTGGCGTTCCTATCCCAATACAATCCCCCCTGGCTCAAAATCCCCTCCGCGTTGATTACCAACAAAGAGCTTGTGTGGGAATATGTCAAAACTGGCATACCGTTGATTGTCAGTACAGGGATGTCTACGTGGGAGGAAATAGACCAGTGTATGCACTGGCTAAAAATGCGTAGCTGGAAGCCGTATGAACACTTGACCCTCCTGCACTGTCACTCTAGCTACCCCTCCCCCCTCGAGGAAATCAACTTAGCCTGTATTAACAGCTTTAAGGAACGCTATCCCGGCGTCAAAGTCGGCTATTCCTCGCATACGGTCAGCCCATGGCCATGCTTAATGGCGGTGGTCTACGGCGCGGAAGTGGTGGAGGCGCATTTAACGCTAGATCGGACTTCATTCGGTTCAGACCAGGCGGCGTCGTTAGAGCCGGCAGCTTTTAAGAAGTTGGTCGAGGAAATCAGAACCTTTGAGAAGTGCAGGGGCGATGGCATCAAACGTGTCTATCCCAGTGAAATTCCGGTGAGGGAGAAGCTGAGACGATGACATGCTACGAATACAAGGTTGTGAAGAATCCTAAAAACTTCTTTCTCTGTGAAGATCAGGAGAAGTGGTTGAACGAAATGGGGGCTAGTGGCTGGGAGTTGGTGAGCTACACGGCCAAAGTCATCATTGGCGATTTGCATGAAAGCGAGTTCTATATTTTTAAGCGGGCCTACCAAGAGGGGGCAGTTTGAGAACCATTCGAATGGTGCGAGGATCGGAGCATTCAAAAGCCAAGCTAACAGAGGATGACGTTAGGTACATTCGCAACTATTACTTCCAGAAGGAGGTAACTCAGACAGCACTTGCCCAAAAGTTTGGCGTTTCAGCCCAGACAATTAATGGAATCATCAAGGGCCGCGAATGGAGGCACGTTCTGTGAGAACCGTTTATATGAATGGCGAGTGGATTGCTGAAGCCGATGCGAAAATCTCTATCTACTCGCTCGATGTCATGCAAGGTGTCGCCTGCTTTGAAATGACCCGCAGCTTCTCTCACCAACATTTCCGCTTAGACGAACATATTAGCCGATTACGTGAGTCCATGAAGCTGTTAGGCATTGTGGACCCATTACCAGGCAAATGGGGCTGGCATGACGTTGTGCGGGAACTGACGGATAGAAACACTATGGGGGTGGAGGATGAATACCGATTGCTTCTGGTGGCTAGCCCTGGCTGTGCCGAGATGTACCATAATATCGAAGGCACCATTACGCATTCTTACGCCTACGCAGCAGCGTTTCCCCTGCGGTACACCGTATCCGGCCTATCTCACTACTTTGACGATGGGGTTAAATTAGTTATCTCGCCTGTTCGTCAGGTTCCCTCGCTGTCTGTGCCGGCCAGAGCCAAGCACCGTAGCAGATTACACTTCCACTTAGCCCAACAAAAAGCCGCTCCCGATTGGGCGCTGATGCTTACCTATGACGACAAGGTAGCAGAATGTCCCGGTGCCAATATCTGTGCCTTAGTAGACGATGAGCACTTGATTTGCACCACGGATGAAGCCTTACCAGGGATTTCTCAACGCATGGTGGCTGATTTAGCGGAAGAGGAAGGCTTGCATGTCATGTGGGATGAACTGACGGTAAGAGATTTGATTAACGCGGAAGAGATTTGGCTGACCGCTACCCCGTTCTGTGCCTTTTGGGTCTCGCATATTGAAGGCCGGCCGATTGGCTCAGGCATGGGCTTAGTGCCACCGATGTATGAAAAGATTATGGACCGCTGGTCTGAACGAGTTGCGTGTGACATCAGGGGTCAAATGGGGGCGTGGGATGCTGTCAGGACTAGCACAACTTAACATCGAGCTGACTTCTAAGTGCGATAAGACGCACCTGTGTCCCATGTGCGGCCATCAGAATCCTGATGTGAACCCTATTACTTACGGAGATATGGACTATGGGCTCCTCGAAAGGATACGTGTTCAAACACCTAGCGGAATCGTTATCAGCTTCCATCGAGACGGAGAGCCAACGGCATATCCAAGACTTAAAGACGCATTGTCGCTCTTTGATGGATTCGTTACGTCGATTGTCACGCACGGGCTTAATCTCGAAAGAGTTGCTGACGCAATTATTGGAAGATGTACGACACTTACAGTCTCAGTGTTTAGGGGAGATAAAGACGCAGAAGCCCAGCTCAAGGTACTTAAGGGATTCCTTGCGGCAAAAAATGACAGACTGCCTATCGTCCAAGTTAAAATCGTTGGCGACATGCTCCAAGACGGTATCGAAGAGTACGAAGCGTTAGGCGTTCGGGTGATTAGGAGATTAATTCATGTCCCGATTGATAACAGCAAGTATGCTCATCGCGCTCCGGTGGTGCCAGAAGTTGGAATCTGCCTTGACGCATTGCATCGTCCAACGATTGCTCAAGACGGGCGTATGTATCTTTGTAACCGGCTCGATGCTCAAGGACATGGATACATCGGAGACGCTAACACAGAAACACTCGAATCAATTTGGAACGGACCGACACGGCAACGCATGATTGAGGCGCATAAGGCGGGACGTAGGGACTTAGCTAATCCGTTATGTAAATCATGCCTTCACTGGGGAACTCCAAGCGCATGAAGGTTGTAGCGATATTACAGCAAAGAATGGGCAGTACCAGGCTCAAAGGGAAAGCTCTATTACCCTTGGCCGGCAAGAGCATGACCGAAAACATTATTGAGCGAGTCAAAAGGGCCAAGCGGTTAGACCATGTGGTGTTAGCCGTGCCTCCTCAAGACGAGAACGCTTTTTCTGCGATGCCCTGCCGTGTTCATGCGCCGTTAGTAGACGAGAACGACTTAGTGGCACGCTATCTGACCGTAGCCGAACGCTGTCATGCTGACATTATCGTGCGGGTGCCGTGTGATAACCCGTGCATTCAGCCTGAATTTATAGACAAAGCCATCGAAGATTACCTTGATACTCCGCACATCTTCTATTCCAACACTACCGATATGGTGCGCTCATACTATGGCGGTGTAGGTGAGTGGAGGTGGGTTGACGGTATAGGCGCTGAAGTATTCAGCATGAGCAGGCTGAAGTGGTTAGATAGAATCTCAAAGGGTCGTCCAGACTACCGTGAGCACCCACATAAATACTTTCTCGATAAGTTTCTGGACAATGAGTATCCGGAATGTGGCATCACGTTTGGCAAGACTAGCTGTAACTACCGCCTAGATGTCAACACCCAAGAGGATTACGACTTCATCGCTGGCATTTACGAGATGTTTGGTCATAACAATTTCCATGTGAATGACGTACTAGCCTACCTGGAGTCTAAGTAATGGCCCTCTCCCAAGAACAGCGCATGATTAAGAAAATCATGGAGTGGCAGTTTTCGCCACTGACATTCGTGCGCGAAGTGTTCAAGGAGGAGCCGACATTCCAGCAGGAAGCAGCGTTAAAGGATTGGGGGCTACTCATACGGGCGAAGGTCAAGAGTGCTAAGGGAACGCCACTGGAGGAAGAGGAAAAGCCCTATAAGGACAAAATGGGCATGAGCATTCAGAGCGGTCACGATTCAGGCAAGTCCCACTTTGCCGGCTGGATCGGGATGCATACGCTCTTTTGCTTCCCGCATTCTAAAACCCGCGTAACCGCTCCAGCTGGTCCACAGATTGAGTCAGTGTTGTGGCCTGAGTTTCACAAGCTCTGGCGTGGTTCTGAAATGCTCAAGACCAACATTGAGCATCGAGCTACCAAAATCTACATGAAAGAAGGCGGTGGGTCCGAGTGGTTCATTGAACCGCGTACCATCCAGAAGAATAGCAGCCCTGAGGAGCAAGCTGAAGTCTTGGGCGGTCTCCATGAACGCTATGTGACGATTATTGTAGACGAGGCGTCAGGTGTACCGGATGCCGTGTTCAAGCCGCTGGAAGGCGGTTTAGGCGGTGTGTGCAACCTGATTCTGATGATTTTCAACCCCACCCGCTCTCATGGCTTTGCCATCGAGTCTCAATCAAAGTTCCGTAAATACTGGGCCTGTCACCACTGGGATTGCGAGGAATTAGCCAAGACGCGGCCGGTATTCGCTCCCAACATGGAAGCCGATCATGCGCGATTGGCTGAGAAGTACGGCAAGGAATCGAACTTCTACCGTATCCGCGTCAAAGGCTTACCGCCTCTAGCGGCCCCCGATGTCTTGATACCGTGGGATTGGGCTTATGATGCGATGCACCGGGAAAGCGAAATTGACCCATTGGAGCCGCTGACCATTGGTGTAGACGTAGGTGGCCAGGGGGATGATAAGACCGTCATTATTCCAGGCAGGGGCCATGTGATTATTCCCCATTCGCCTTCGATGCCGTTCTATGAAGTCCAGGGGATGGATACGACACAGATAGCCTGGAAGGTAGAAGGGTGCTTGAGGGACTTACTTTCTGATGAGGAGGGGCAGTATGCCGCAGCCATCGACGTCATCGGTCTCGGTGCAGGGGTTTACTCACATCTCAGTCGAGTGGCCAACCTCAGAAACCTCTATGATGTCAACGTTGCAGAAGTGCCAAGTCAGGTTGAAAGGTTCCACCGTCTCCGTGACGAACTCT